GCTACCAACAATTAATATAACTGTGGCAACCAATCCTAATACTTTATAAAATTCTGATTTATCTAACTTCTCATCTAGCTTTTTATCTATATCATCTAACTTATCAAATATCATTTGGTTAAGTTCTTTCTGTGTAAAGCCATTGGAAGTTGTCATTATGGCAAATCGTCATGAGACATCCAGTCCCATTCTTTATTTATGTTATTATCTAGGTCGTAGTTGCTTATTCTTTTAATATAAGAACTAATTTCTTTTAAAAAATAACCTAACAATAATCCAATTATAAAATCCATAAGGACGATTATAACAGATTATTTACGCAGGTTTTGGATTGTCTGATTTAACTTTAGCTATGTGGTCAGCCCAAAGAGTTGTGCTATTTACACTATCCCAGTACTGCATATCAAGTTGGTCTTGTACAGAACCATAAGCTTGTTGCCTAGCTTGTATATAACCAAACTGTTGAGTATCCCATTTACTGTTAGCCAAGTCTGTTATAGACTGTGCATAATCAGCATCATTGAACTCAAGTCTTTCGTTATTAACTTGCTTGTACATTGGCTTAGCAGCTTCTATCTCCGCTGTAGCTTCAGTTGTTAGTTCTTCTAATGTTGCCATAATATCTCCTATGTTAGCATACTTCTTTTACTATTACTACTTCTTTAAACCATATAACTTAAATGTTCCACTTGCTATGTTACCACTAGCCATATGAAAACTTATAGAATCGTTGGCTTCATTTACTGTATGTACTGCTCCACCTGTGAAAGAAGCTAAATGTGCTGAATTTGTAAAGGTATTTTCTTCTAATGTAATATAACTAAAATTACTAGCATTTGAAAAGTTAAAACAATTAATAAGTAAATTACCTGCCTCGTTTGTGTTTGTTCCATAAGTTACACCACGCCACGAAGTTTGATTAACTTCAGCGTGATTACCAAAACCCGTATTACTTTCAAAAACTTTAAAAGCCATATCATATTCACTATCACTATCGGGAGTTCCACCTGTACCAACTCTAATTCTTATAGCTTGACTATCAGAAGCAGGAACAATATTACTTGCTACAACTTGATACACATCATAAGTGCTATTAATACCTGTTAAAGTAACACTTGGTACTGCTGATGAAACTATTGCTTCATTTATTTTTATTAAGCTACCTGCCATAATTTATCCTTTAATCCCATATACTGCTATTTCCATTTCAGTCAATGTTCCAGAACTTGGAAAGAAATTAATACCTGTTATTGTTTGTGCAGTTTTTTCAACACCAATTCCTTTATACCCTTGTAAAGCACCAGTCCAAGCATTAGATTGGTCATTTAAAAATGTAAAAGATGAACTGTCGTGTGGTCTGAACACAGTCATATTAATTGAAGCACCAACTGATGAGCCATTACCAAAATTAATACCACCAATTGAAGTCACTCCCTCGCCTGTTATTCCTGAATAACCTGAATTAGAAATTAATACCTGAATTGCTTCATTATAAGTTGCACCAGTAACCACACCACTTGCATTAATAAATCTTACATCAATATTTGCTGAAGTACTTGTTTGTAATTTAGTTACTAAAACTTGGTAAACATCATAATTAGAATTAAAGCAATCTGTTACAGATAATGAACTTACGCCACTACCACTAGTTGATTTTATAAATTGTAAATTAGTAGCCATTATGAATATTCCTTTATGCCATATAAACTTGCTGTTCCTGATATATTTCCTGTATTAGGGAATATGTTTAGTGCAGTATGACTTTCCAAAACTGGATAAGCCCCACTTCCATAATTCATAGCTGAAGTTGCTGCATTTTTATCAGTATAAGAACTTATGTTAGTATTCAAACTATACTTAGTAGCGTGTTGAAGATTGTAATAATAAACATAGCCATTAAAAGCATGACCACTTGAAGCTACATTTGCACCATCTGATAGTTGCATAGCCCACATACTAGTTGACTTAACATCAGTAAATCCACCTTCTCCATCTCCTCTAATTTGTGCGTAATGGTAACTACTATCTCTAAAAGAACTTCCACCATCTTTAGAAAATCTACTAAATAACCCTACATCAGCAGAATTACCAGTCAAAGTATAAGTTAAAAAGTGTATATTATAAGAGCCAAGTGTATCAAAATTTATTGTACTATCAGAACTTGCAGTTTGAGTTTCAATTAATTCTAATTGTCCTAATTGGGGTGTCCACTTATCTGCTTGGTCTAAATTATAAATATCAGTAGGAGAAAATATTCCTTTATTTGAAAAAGGTTTTTGTTCTACTGAACTATCAGGTATATATCCAAATTCACTCATTATGAAACTACCTTATACATTGTAAATTGACTTCCTGCTTGAAATCCACCACCACCAGTTTGATTAGTTGCTAATTTAATACCATTAAAAGAAGTTGTTTCGTGTTTTAATCCACCTTGTTGATGTCCTATTGCAGTATTATCTGATAATGTGCCTGTGGCTTCAATGGTAAAATGTGAATATTCAGAACTACTTTTCCAACCATATAATGCTAAAACAAAATTAACTGTATTCGGTGCAGTTGTTTGTCCGTCTGTTATTCTAAAGAAATTTTGATTAGGATTACCAAATTGTTGTGGTGTAGCGTTACTATTACACTTTGTCCAAGCTATATCTATATTTGAAGTAGCATCAGCAGAACTATCTGACATTGGTTGAGCATCTAAACTTCCTCCGTTTCCACCTACACTAACATTATTTCCAAAAAGTATATGGGTATCTTCAGTATTTATAACTTGTTCAAGTTGAACAGTTTGTGTTTCATTACCACTTGTTATTAAACTATAACCTACTTGTATTAATTTCATTATGAAATCTTCAATCCATAAATACTTACAGTTCCACTATCTATTGTCGGATTACTTCCTGAAATAATTGTTTGATTAATTTGTATTCCTGTTACTTTACCTAGCACTTTAAAACCTCCGATTGATTTACCAAAAACTAAATTATTACCATTTGAACTTGCTTCAGATACACCAAAAGTATATGTATCAGACTGATAAGGATTAAAAATCCAAGAGTCTGACCCTTGTGAGTTTGTACCCGAACTTGCTAAACCATATCCAAAGAAATTTAAGAAACCTGCCGTTTCTGTATTACCTTTAATATCTGCTGTACTACCTGTTGTTTCTTCTGCTACTGAAAAAGCATAACTACCAGTACTAATAACGCTACCTGCACTATTTACAAATCTTAAATTTAATCTGCAAAAAGCACTTGTCATTAAATCAGTAACTGATATTTTATATATATCAAAATTTTCTGTAAAACAATCTTGTATGATAAAAGATGAAACCGAGCTAGATACTATTTCTTGTTTAACTAATCTTAAAGCACTCATATTTTCTTAACTCCAAATAATCTAAATTTATAAGATGAGTAATTTCCTGATGAAACATAAATTTTTATGCCGTCAACTTTACTTGCTTGTGGTAAACACAGACCACCATATTTATGCCACATATGTGGGTCGGAACTCCACATACTAGAGTGCATACTGGCAAAAGTAAATTTACTTGAATTACCTGCATTATACATATACATATAACCACTCAATTTTTCATTAGCTTGATTGCCACCACCGACACCAACATTCCATTGGTTTGAAGCAGTACTTCTACTTACATTTGTAAAACTACCAGTAGCCCTGTGATTTCTTTGTGCAACTTGATAAACATTTGAAGTTTCTAGAACTCCATTTTCAAATAATTGTATGTTATCTGTTTGAACATTATCTGCAGTACCTTGTACCTTTTCAAAAATTAATAAATGTACATTGTAATTTTCTTCTTGTATCTCATCAAAAATAACTTGATTAACTGAACCTGAATAAGTTTGTTCTTTAATAAGTTCTAATGAGCCACCCCAATGTCCGTCTTTAGTTAATTCAAGTATTTCACTAGGTGTGTATAAACCTGTATTCTGTTTAACATCATTCGGTTGTGTGCCTATATAGGGCATATAAACCCCTAAGCTTGTCTAAGAAATGATACGTTGTATTCTGCACTAGATGCTGCGGAACAAAGTCCCTGCATTTTATCTCCAGTTTCTAATGATACTTTAGTTGTAATCTCTATTGTTGTACCAAAAGGTAGACTTACATTGTTTAGAATGTGTCGTAAAGTTCCACTTGCTTTAGTAACACTCAAATCTATTGTAACGTCTGCACTTGAACCACTAACATTAGATACTAAAATACCTATAACTGTTTCAGTAGTAGAAGAAGGAACAGCATCAATAATATCTGCTGTTGATGTTCCGAGAACTCCTTGTACTGAATGTAGTGTATCTGCCATTATCTCTCCAAATTAATTAATCTCCCATAACTATAGCATAAGCTTGCGAACTATTGCTACTTGTTATGAAAAAACTATCCATGATTATTCTAAAAGTTGTTGATAAACTACCACCACTTGCGGGTCTAAAGCCATCAGGAAAAGAAGAAACAAAATTAATTCCACCTATACCAGACTCTAACTCTTTAGAAACTTTACCTTCTTTAAGTATTAATAGTATACCCATTAACTTAAAGCTAGTACTAATCCAAGACTTACCCCACCAGGTATAGCTGCAACTTTTGCGTCAGTATAAGCTTTAATACTCTCCGAGCTAGCTACTTTCGTAGCAGCAGGACTTCCAAAACTATCGTCATCTTGTAATAAAGAAGTTTGTATTGCACCATCAGCAGTAACTTTAATAGCATCTGCTCTGTCATTTATGTCAACAAACTGTTCAGCTAATACAGCCATTCTAACTGTAGTACCTGCTTGATGGTCTGGGTCTGTTGTATGTCTACTTTCTAAGTCACGTTGCATATCAGAAATAGTTGTACCTGATGATGCTGTAACTAATACTACTTCTCTGTTTGCAGAGTTATCTGGGTCTATTACTAAGTAATAGAAACTAGAACCTGATGCATTAATAATTGTTGAGCCATTAGTAGTAGGTGCATTTGTAAGAGTAGTAGATGTAGCAGCACTTGCTAAAAGACTAGCAAGAGTACTTTCATAAAAGTTTACTATCTGTGTTTCTCTATCTGCCATTTATGCTCCAAATCTCATTATACCAAAAGCTGAAATACCTAGTGTATTTACAGATGTTACATCTCCTAATACTGTTTGTCTAGTTCCACGCACTGTGATTATAGCATAAGTAGTGTCACTTCCTAGTACTTCGTTAGATTGTATAGGATAACTTATACGTTCAATAACACCACGAATAATTTCACTAGGGTCAAATATTTCTAATGTTACTGAATCACCTTCTTTATCACGTAACGCAGCATATAACTCATCTCCAAGTCCTTTAACCTTTAAGGGTTTTCTACCTGGTCTTTCTATTCTATCAGATATGTTTATAGGTATTTGTGCTACTACTAATTCTGGTCTAGCTAATGCACGAAATTGTACAGACTTGACTTTAGGAGTGTCTACATTATTTGTACTTTTAAGTACGACTTTACCTATAATATATCGTGACACTTCTGCTATTTGTTTCTCTACATCACCAGTACCACCTATCTGTGTTAATGCAGGTGTAAAAGATGCAGACTCTGGGTTATCTAAATCTTCAAACTTAGTTGAATATAACAACTCTACTTCTGTATTGTCAGGCATATTAATAGTAGATATCTCTGCACCGACAAATTGTTTTTGTTCTGCTGTAAAGAAATCTGCTGCTGATAACACTAGATAACCTTCGGATTCATATGTAGATTGTTCTTTATATATATCACTACCTGATACAGATACTATAAAATTACCTGATGTTTGTGTAATACCATACACTAAACCGTTACCAGTTGTTTGTAAATCTCTAGCCAAACCACCTGTTGGTAGGTAATATCGCCACAAATTTACTTTGTTATTTCCTTCTTTGACACCCATATAAATACTATCACGACTAACAAACATAGCATGTGGTGTTGCATCTATACCTGTTACTACCCATTCTTTTACTAATTGTCTATTAGCTAATACATATAAATCATCAGCTGTTACTAATTCAGTCCTGTATAATCTACCTGTATTAGTTGTACTTTCTTTAGTACCTAAAAATACTATACCTTCAGTAGCTTCTATTGAATGTACTTCTTCAAAAGGTATCTTTGTTTGTCCTTGGTTTACAAAAGAACCACTAACAAGTTTAAAAGAATATACTGTACTATCTGTACTAGCAGCTAACACTACTGCACCACCATCAATAATACCTGTAAATTCGTGTGTAGGTTCTACTTCTACTATGCTATCTGCATCTTGTAAATCAGAACTAGACCATGATTTATTAAATGGACTAACTTCCCATATGTATTCAGCAGTGCCATCGTTACCTGTTATCCATAATCTATTCTTAACAAACCATACACCTGTTAAACCACCAGAACTAGACTGTGCAGTAGTACGTACAGTCCAAGTACTTGTACCATTAAACTCAATTAACTGTGATGCTGTTGTTCCATTACTTGTTGTAAGAAATAGTTTGTTACCAAATGCAGCTATACCAGTAAAGTTATGTGTTGCATTGTTTGTACTATTATTTACTTCAATCCATGTATTACCATCTGTAGAGTAATAAACACTTGTATTGTCAGTTACCCATATCTTTCCATCTGTAGTTTGTGTCATGTAATTATTAGTACCAGCGAACTGTGTACTACCACCTCTTACATTTACATCAGCTGTTTTGTGTAACAAATGTACATGATAAGAAGTTTCATCATCTCCGTGAAATACATCTACGCCTTTGCTATCCCAAAATCTATTAACATCATCTGGTTTACCATCTGTTCTGTGTGCGGTGTCTAATCCTTGTCCTGCATTAAATTTGTTTCTTGAATATATACGTCCTAAGTTTGATGTAAAGTCTTCAGGATTTTGTTTAACATTTATTTGTCCTTCTTGTACATCAGAAGATTGTATAGTCATTTCTCTATTAGGACCTACAGCTGTACGTAAAAATATGTTATCAAGTTGTATATCATAACCATATCTTTTTGGGTTAGTAATATTAGAAGTACTAGCTACTCTAGGCATTATACAGGATAATTAATATTGTTTACTGATACAGCTTCTGGGAATCTTGCCCTTAAATTTTTTCTAGCTTGTTGTATAAGTAACTGTTGATATTGTAATAAACTATTTCTAATTGTATTTGAACTACCTATAGGTGTATTAGATACAGCTATTTGGTCAGTTATATACTTAGCGTCAATGTTCTTTATATCTTTACCTGCAACCATTTGTGCGGCTACACCAGACATAATAATAGGTTCGTATTCTGTTTCTAAACCTACTGCAGTTAATGTTATAGCTTCTGTTGTAGGTGCAACAAATTTCTTTTTAAAAGTTACATAACAAGTATGGCCTTCATTAATTCCATAAAATTGTAAAGCATGTACTACATCAGGACCAGTTGTATATGTTTTAGTTCTGGATGTTTCTGTATCATCTGTCCAAGTAAACGGATTAGGTAAATCTATCATCTCTACAGCTACACTATGAAATGTTAATCCTGTTTGGTCTGAACCTGATTGCCAATCTGTATATTGTGATATAGCTTTTACAGGTGTAACTAAATAATTATTATTATCTACGTTTGAACCGTAAGTTCCTAACAGTTTATATCCAGTAGAAGCAGTTAATTCTAATGTTTCTACTGCAAATAATGTAGGATAAAGATTTTCTATTTGGTCTACAACAGCGTCATAAACATTCTTACGAGGAAATGATGGGGATATTTTAATTAAATCACCAGCACCATGAGCAGCTTTAGTAGTTCCTCTAGCTCCTCTAGTAACTGTTATCTCATTAGATACAGTGTTCAAAGCAGTTGAGAACATAAGTTCTTGTCCTACTTCTAAAATTGCACCAGCACCTAATGCATCTTCTTCTTCTATTGAAAACAAATCATTAGCATACGCTAACGTTGTTGCAGTATCGTTTATACCACCAGTTAAATATGAATATGATTCAACATTATCTGCTGGTTCTAGGTATTCTCTAAATACCCTGTCTACTAGGTGTCCTATTGTGTCACTCACAATGACTCCTAACTTTGTTTAAATATTAAATTTATTGTTCTATCAGCTGCTTCTGAACTACCAGATACTACTCTTAAAAATCCTGCAGCTGCAAAAGCCCAACCACTAGGGTCAACTCTTACTACGTCTCCTGCAGTAACTGTATATGAAACTGGTGTTCCATCTGTTTCTACTACGTCTACAAAGTTTATACCATCAAATGAAAAATCAAATGTTACTGCAGAACCAGTCATTGTTGCTGGAAATACAATACCAGATAGTAACAAACCATCACACTGTGCGCCAGATGATGTAGTTGCATTAGCTGAAACGTCTATTAAAACTTCTTTTTGTAATTGCATATTGTCCTTACTATAGCAGAAGAAAAGGGTAGAATGTGGATTCCTACCCTAATCTTCAATTTATTAAGCTACTTTAGCTATCTTCAAATGGTATGAAGGAGGACCGAAGTCGTATCCCATTTCCATGTAGATTGCTTTTGATACTCTTGCAAAGTCATCTTGGTCTATGTCTCTAACAAACACTGTTCCATATCCTGGGATATTTGTGAACACTGGTTGTATGAACGCGAAGTCCAAAATGTATGCAGTATTTGCAGGTATAATATTAGGGTCAATGACCATCATACCAATAGAACCGAATGGAGTTACAATAGTATCAATATCGATACCAGCAATATTTCTATCTCTAGGAATAATTGCTCCTGTAATACCAACAGTTCCCTGCAGTAGTTCTTTATTTAAGTCGAGTAATTGGCCTGGTGAAACACAAAGCACTGGAGACTGCATTGGTGCGTGAGCATCATATAGTCTCTTAAGTGAGTTTGCGATTGCATCCCAAGAAATAACTTGATTGTTACCAGTAGCACCGTTTCCAGTAGTACCGTTGTAATAAACGTTACCGCCAACAAATGTTGGAGCAACTGTATTGTTTGCATTAGCATTTAATGCCAAGTATTCTGAAAGCCCTCTCATTTCACGTGTACCTGCACCTGGTGTTGTATTAGCACCATCTGCGAATGTACCGTTGAATGCGAACCACTCTACTTCTCTAGCTACTTTTTCAAGTGCCATAGACATTTGTTCTGCGAACTCATCAACAATTGGATTTCCACCAGCAAGTGCTAGTTTATCTCCAGCTGTTACAGTTCCATCACCATCAGACGAGTTTGCAATGTTTGCACTCAAGTCAAATGGATTTTGGTTCTGATATGTCGCCATAGCTGTGTAAGTCATCTTCACACCTTTATGAAAGATTTGAGTTACGCCTGTGAAAGCTACTCTATCTCTTCCAAGATATTCTGTTGGTGCAGCACCTTCTTGACCTTTAGTCGGTTCAGAAGAAACTACAGCACTATCAGCAGCTTGGATTTGCCAGAAGGTAGATTGTAAAACCTTACCTCCGTTTAATCCACCAGTTGCTGAAAGAAATGGTGTTCTTTGACCACCTACACGGAACAACTCACCAGAAAAGTTATTAATCTTCTGGGAGTAAATTGAATTATTAGTCAGCGTAATTGCTGCCATTTTATACCTCCGTATTAAATTGTCGTATTAAATTGTTTACTTGTCGTTTTTCTGGTTTTCCATGTAAGTTAACTTTGCTGTTAAGGAATCCTTAACAGAACCATTCTTTAGAATGTGTGCTAACTGTTCATCTACACCAGCAGGTACTTCTGAACGTGAATTTGCATCAAGTGCCGCTACTCTAGAACGTGCATCGTCTTGTACTGGCTGTTCAAGTTCAGTCTGTGGTTCATTCTGTACTTGACTGCTAGGTTCAAAACCATACTCAGTCTTAGCAAACTCTGCAATGGACTCTTTATTAATAGGTCCATCATACACTTGCTTTAACGCCTTACCGAAACCTTTGTTAGTTTCTAAGCCAATTTCACCAAAAACTGAATCAATTTCTTTATCTTTATAAAGAGCTAATTCTGCTTCAAGTTTTTTATTTTTATCGGCTCCTCTATCAAGAGCTTCTCTCATTTGTTTAACACCGTTTTCTGGTGCATCAAATTCTTCCATTTGTACCTCCACTATGTATTAACCTATCAGATAAGACCATAGGCAATCCTATCGGGGTGCTACCTTTACCACTTGACTTATCCCTCTGGTAGCTGCAAGCTATAAGTCCATTACTCTACGGTTTTAATACGAGCTTTCTACGTAGGCTTTGAAAGCTGAGTGCAGGTCTATTAGCGGACCACGCAACGCTTAATGTCTATTATACACTAATCTGCTATAAGTCCAGTAACTTCGTCACCTTTTTTTGCAGAGCCTAATTGTATACCTTGTTTGGATTTTAGTTCTGCACTAATACGGCCAAGTCTTTTAGAAGATAACTCATCGCCTAATGTTGCTTCTTCTAGTGTTTCTAAACTTAAATCTCTACCTATACTTCCAGCCATTGATATCATTCCTCCAGCACCTTCATACAGTTGACTTGCTTGTGCTGATGTTAATCCCATTTTTCTTAGCTCATCAAACCTTGCAAATGATGTAGTAAACCCTCTAGATGATGCTTCTGCTTGTAATCGTATAGTTGCTATTTCTCCTGCAAGAACTTTATCTTGTATCTTAGGATTAATTAATGCAGCAAATATAGTTGGTTGGTCTAATGTTAGATTGTATCTTTCTCTAAATAGTTTTTCTACTTCAGGTATTTGGTCTTTAATTCCTGCATATACTGTGTCTACACGTACTTGAAATTCTTCTGCAGATACTGGGTCTCCTGTTTCATAACCTGTAGCCATATCAGTAAACTCATCTTCAAAGTCTGTAAAGTCTGCGATACCTACTTCAGCAAGTGTTTGTTTATAAGAAGCTTTAACTCCCATAAAAGAAAGCTCATCCATAACTAATGAACCATCATCACGCATTAACTTTCCAAAGTTATCTTTCCATGCTTGAGTTTGTCTAGTAGCACCTATAGCTACATCTGAGTTACCACTTTTTACCCATTCAGCAGCATAAGCTTTCAATACTGCTTCAGGCATAAAACCAAACATTGTTGTAGCTAAGTTGTATCCATCACTAGCAGTACGTGGATTGTAAGCTACAGGTGTTTGAGTGTTTGCTTTAGGAGAAAGACTCCAACCTTCAGCTAATTTTCTATTTAACTCTGAAGCTGTTTCATTACTTCTTTGACCTTTTTGTGCTGTAGATACTGCGCCATCTTTATAAATAGTAACTTGTTCATTTACAAACTCTGGTGGACCAGCATTAATACTTAAGTCTCCGTAATTATATGGTCCTACCATTATCCTACATAACTCCTACTGGTTACTACACCATTACCAAATGTTCCCATCATAGCAGTAGTTAAATCATTCTTAACTTTTTGATATCCTCTATCTAATCCAACTTGTCTCATAAGTTCTGTCTCCTTAGCATAATCATTAGTAGTAATTAATTGGTCTAACAATGGGTCATCATCTTTTAAATTAACACCCATAGTTGCTAATGCATTTTCTTTTTTAGCATTAACAATTGTTTGCCAGGCAATATTTCTATCGTATTGTCCATAGAATTGAAACCTTGTATCTTTTAGTTTGTTAATAAATATATCTTTATACAATGAATTACTACGCATTTTTCCTGCTTCTTCACTTACAATAAATTCTCCTTGTAAATGTTTAGGTACATACGTATCTAATAGGTCTTGTACTTCAGTTTCTTTAGCTGTAGTAGTTTTAATACTCTGACCTTCTAATGCATTAATTAAACCTATGTCCATAGTTATACCTGCAGTTGGGTCAAAGATACCTTGTATTTGTCTGGTAGCTTCTAATTGTGTAAAGTAGCCACGTCTTGTTTGGTCTGCTAAATAATTTAAAGCTGTTTTAGGAATATCTGAACCATACGATTGTAAAGCTGTACGATTATATAAGTCTGTATAAGTAATTAAATCTGCATCAAACTGTACTGGATTAGTAAATTCTGCACGTTCAGAATCTATTTGTGATTGTTTTAATTCAAGTCTGTCTAGTATATCACCATACTTATCTGTTTTTGCAAAGTTAGTTATAGCTATACCCATATCTCCTTCAGAAGATATGTAGTAAGCTGCTAAGTTATTTATATATTCNTCATCATTTAACAATGTAGATGTAACTTCTGTTTGATTAATTTCTACAGATTCTAAAAAGTTATTAGCTATTTGTACAGCATCACCTTCAATAGACAATATAGATGCAGGTACACTAACAAGTTTGTCACCATTTAAAAATCCAGCATCAAACTGGCTTTCAGATATAACAGTAATACCTTGTGATTCTCTAGCAGTTTTTTCTTCTTTGTCTGTAATCTTAGGTTCAGTACGATTGTCGTAGTAATTACTTATATCTTTAAGAGTTAAATCATCTGGTAAATCAAGAGCATATGAATAACTACCTAAGTCAATAATTACTTTATACCCTTCACCTTCAACATAAATTATCTCTGTTCCTTTCCAATCAGACTTTATTCCTCCACTAAATTTACCTGTAGATATACCAGGAAGTTCAAAATCTTTACCTTCTATTACTGGACCTTCGTTCATTTCTTACCTCCAAACAAATTTCTAATACCACCAAATACTTTAGTAGCTGCATCAGTTTGATTAAAACCAAAATTTTCTTCGGTAGCTTTATCTATAAATCTTATTGATGGGTCGTATGTAGACATATGGTCACTAAATGCTTGAATACCTGCTTGATTTAATCTTTCACGTTCAGCAATATATTCTGGATTATCTGGGTCTTGTAATAAATTTTGATAATTTTCACCCATTACTTTTGATTCATATAAACCTCTAGTTACAGCTATACCTAAATTAGCTAAAGCGAGTTGTCTGTATGTTTTTATTAAACCCTGTGCAAATGGAGCAAGAGCGGTATTTGCAAACAATTTAGGTATACCAATTTCAAGTGCTTCATCAATAGGAGCAACAGCTTTACCTAAGAAATCTAAACCTTTCATAGAATAATTTTGTACTTTATTACTAGTACCTGCTTCTATTTTACCTGGCTCAAAAGTACCTTGTGCTTGGTCTATTTCAAAACTGTATCGTTCTTCAAATTCTATTAAAGCTCTTTCATTAGCTACTTTAGGGTCTAAATTTGGATTGTTTGCAATATAATTGTTTACAAATTTTTCTTTTGCAGCATTTTTAATTGGTGTACTTTGGTCTATTGTCATTAATGGTTGATTATCTATTGTACGTTTAGTATTTATTTCTTCCATAAAATCAATGTTACGTTTTCTATCTTTTGCTACAATCTCTTGTAACTCAGAAGTTCCAGAATAATTACTATCTAATATTTGAGATGTATCATATATCCATTCACTATGTAAAAAAGCTATATCAACTTTTCCTGATGCAATATCTTCTACTGGAACAAATTTTGCAGATACAGCATCATCTCCAGCTTTAGGAATAAAACTATCATCTACCATAAATATCTTACCGCTTACATCTACACCATCAGCAAACCTTACGTCCCAATCAAATCTATCCGTTTTGGTAGGTAAATCTATTGTTTCTTTAATATCTTTGTTTGTTAAACCTGTTTCTTCTAAAGCTTCTCTAGCAACAAAATCTTCTACAGAATCTGCACCTTCTTTAAAACCACCAGGTAAAGCAAGTCCTCCTTGATGAGGTCCTCTTTTTCTTTCAATTAACAATACATCAAAGCTACCACCTCTGGGTCTAACTATAATTGCATCACCAGTAGTTTGTTTACCAGTTTTTTTATAAACAAAATCATTAGTAACTTCGTTAACTTCTGGTGAAAACTCTGGGTTATAATATGGGTCTGCTTTAGGGTCTCTAGCCATTATCCTCCGAACATGTATGTCAACATATCTTGCTGCATTTTTCTAACTTGTTTAGCATTTTGAGTAGCTTCTATTACATTACCATACTCATCTTCAAATTGTTGTTCTCTAATTTCTGCAGGAGTTTCTATTGAAAACATAGATAAATCTACTGTACCTTTACCTAGAGATTGTTGTTCTAAATCTTCTATTTCTGATTGATTTAAATTAAAATACTCTGGTTGTGCAGTTAAAAAGTTATAACTATCTAATTGTTCTGCTTTAGCTTTATCTTGTTTCCATGCAGATGAATAACTAAGTCCAAAAGTTGTAGACCATTTATCTAACTCTTCATCTGTAGGTTTTCTACCTAACTTAGCTTCAAAATAACCTTCAACCATATCTTCTAATGAACCTTGTGATGGTGGTATATATTTAGAAGCAAGTGCTTTAGCAGCATCTGCTTGGTCAGCTTCGCTTAATTTTGCGAAGTTAGTAGCCATTTCTTTTAAACCGGCATTAAATAAGTTTCTAGCAAAAGACCAATCGTCTATATTAGCTTGTGTTTTTGAAAAATATACAGGTGCTAGCTCTGTTTGTTCCATAATAGATGTATATTCTTGTGTTCCTTCAACAGCATACATATTTAAATCTATCCAATTCATTATACCTTGTATAGATGTTCTAAGTTCTTCACTTGATTCACCTATACTTGCAACAAAATAATTTTGTGGAACTATATTATTATCTTGTAGAAAGTTTTGAAATGCTATTATTTCATCTTCTGATGCGTAGTTATCTAGTATTCCTGTAACAGGTGTACCTTGAAAATGTCCAGCAAAAGGTAATAAACTTGTTTTACCATCTGCACCAAGTACAGGTCTTAATGGAACACCGTCTTTAGCTGATTGTAAAAATTGTAATTCTGGTTGTGTTATCTGTGGATTAGTAGCTAGGTAAGCAACAATAGCAGCAGGATTATTTACATCTACTTTTGCACTTACTTGTTCAAACAAATTAATATTTAATAAATCACCTTCTACTACTACGCCTGTTTCTTCAACTGGACGTCTATTAAATTGTGTGTATTCTGTAGGTGCAGACTCAACAGATTCATCTACTATAGTTTCTGTAGTTTCTTCTTGACTATCAGACATCTCTTCATCAAAACCTTCTTTAAAATTTGTTATAGCTCCTGATAAAGGAAGGTCACCTTTAACTTGTTCTAATGCTTCTGCTTTAGCTTTTCTATCTGCATCAGAAGTAACTTCCCAGTTAGCATCTAAATACTCAATAAACTTTGGTCCAGCTTTTTTAATCAAATCATTAATATTGTTTAAATCTTTTATGTTTTGATTAACAGAACCAAGAACTTCTTTATTAAATTTAGCTAGTAACTGTCCTAATTTTTTTGTCATCTATTATCTTTCTGGTAAATAATCTAAATATTCTTGGTCATCTCTATATAACTTTAACATAACACCTTGCCATACTGGGTAAAAGTCTGGATAATCTTGTAACACAGAGTTAGCTTTATTGTACATCCATATCCTTAATCCTTTAGCTTTTACATCATCTGATGTTAACCACCAATCAGGGTTCTGTGTAGCAGAATATAATGCAGATAACTCCTCTGCTTCTTTCCAGTGTATCATTGCTTGTGCAAAACCTTTAGCTGCATCTAGTTCCATAATTGCTGGATTAATTAACCACATTGTTTTCATTTCATTAAAGATATCTTTAATAGCTGGTGGTGATAATAAACCATATTCATCAGCTTGGAATCCAGGTAAGTTAAGTTTTAATTCTTCTCTATACAATCTTTTTACAATTGTTTGAGTATTACTATCTAGTCCTGTTTGGTCTAGGTTCTTAGTAAACGTTTTATATCTAAAGAAACCTATAGTGTCATTAACACTTCTACGGTATTGGTCAGGACTAAGTAAAGACTTTTCTCTTACAATATCTTCATAATTCTTTTCTTCAAAAGGATTATCTATGTTTAAGTAATAACCACTAAGTTTTAATGAATCAAATATTTCAGCGTTTTCTCTTTGAAAACTTTGTACACGTACACTGTATGCTTGCTTGCCTGTTTCAATTTGTGACCTAGGACTTAATAAGTAAGGATGTTCTATACCATAAGTTTGAAAAAACTCATTGTATGTAGCTATATCATTACCTTGATTTTCTTCTTTAATCCTAGTGTACTCTTCATAAAGAACTGCTTGACCCCATTGATTACCTTGTTCATCATCAATAAAATATTCAGGTTGAAAACCTGTAGGTCCAAAGAATTGATATAAAAACTGAAAACCAAATAATGTACCTGATTTTTCTTTAGCATATTCCATATAAGCTAATTCTATTTGTCCTTGATTTACTTCTCCTAAAGCAAGTCCAGGTATTACTTTTTGTATGTAATCATCTAACTTACCAGCTTTATATAGTCTTTCTGGTTCACCAGCTGATACACCCCATCTATACAAATCTATTGTAGCTTTAGCTCTCATGCGTTCTGACTCTGAACTTGCATCAGTTATAACATCAAACTGGTCGTCACCCTTTAGCCAAGCTGCTAACTTTCTCCATACTGGTGATACACCAAATATTTCTGTAAACTTTTCTGGTGGAGGAAACTCTCCAAATATTAATTTCTCTAAATCATTAGCCCAACCATATTTAGCACCCATCTTTGTACTAGCTGTTTCTATAGGAGGTAATACCTTATCTATAGCAAATGCTACAAATGGGTTAGGTCCAGGTACAAATCCNTGTCCAAGTAAGTTAACTCCTTGTACATAACCTCTAGGTGATATCTGAACACCTTGTTCACCATCAGTCATTTCATCATCAAAAATTAAATTAGACATAAAGCCACCAAATGGATAAACAAACATATCTTCTTGTGGGTCTTGTGGATTAGGAACAAAAAAACCATCACCAGAACTAGGTCCTAATGCATCTGCTGATGTAGCACCTCTAGTACCTACATAACCTTTTCTGAGTACATAAGGATTTTGTGCAAGTAATTTACCCCATGTTTGAAAAACTTCAAACCATACTTCAGCAAATGGAAATATGTTTACAAGTTTGTCAGATATAGTATGTTTTTGTTTTGTATCATACAATAGTTCTTTAACACCTGCTAGACCATAAGCTTTACTTTCTATGTTCATAGCTTGATAATCATCTATTTTTCCAGGTTTGTATATCTTATTAAAGCCACGTAACTCTTGTATAACTGATTGTGGTACACCAGAGTCAACAGCTTCTTTAATAAATTTAGTTCTAAGTCCAGTACTAAAGTCTTCAAATCGTTCACCAATAAACATCCACCTAAATTGTTTAAAAGTTGTTGACCTATTTAAAGTACCTATTGGTTTAGTCATTAACATATCAAATGCTTTTTGATAAAATATTTCCAGACCATCTTCAAACTGTCCTAAGAAACCTTGTTTTGTATTTTCTTCTGCAGTGTTTCTAACAACAGTCATAGTGCCAGGGTCTATACCATCTTCTTTGTTATAATATTGTTTAAGTTCATCAATAACTTTTTTCTTTTTAAATTCTTTTACAAGATTAGCTTCATTACTAAAAAACTCGATAGTTTCTTTTTTACCAGTACCATCAGTACCAAATTTATTTAATTTACCTTCTGCAATCATTTTTCTAATAGAAGCATTACCTGTATTTGTATTAGGTCTTATTTGATATTTGTATGTTCCATTAAGTTGTTTAACAATATCTTGACCATTAATTATTTCTCCACCAGTAGATATACGTATTCTTGATTCTAAAAACTGTAAATGTTGGTCGAGTGTATCAGAACCATCTTTAATTATTTCTGACCATTTGTTACCACCTCTACTAACAAGCATTAATCTAGCTTCTCTACCTGCTGGACTAATCATCCATTTATTTAATTCTTCTGAACCATAACCAAACTGTGCTACTTTTTGTGACAACGGGTCATTACGTAAATGTCTTAGTTCAGAATATATAGATTCACCTATTTCAGTTATATTCATTTCTGATTTTTGTTTACCCATATATTCTAGATATTTATTTTTCTTTCTAGCTGCTGGACCTATGTCAGAAACATTATAAGTTTTTTGCATTGCTTCAATAACTTCTTCTTGCATAAGAAAATCTACTGCATCTTCATTATATTTAGCAGCTTCGTATTTAGACAATGGCATTTTTTCTAATATCTTACCTACACGAGAATTAGGATTGTGTGCAGCTAACCATTGCAAATAACTAATTGGTTTATTGTATATACCAGATAAACCTTTTACAGCCATACGTGCTTGTTCTTCCATAAACACACGTGTAAAAAATGCAGCTCTCATTAATACAAAAGGTTTAAATATGTTTCTTGTATAAAAGTTTGCAAGATTACTAAACATATTGTTTTCTAATCTTTTAACTGATATAACTCCTGGTTCAAATGGATTAACAGCGTTCTTAGAATCTTTTACCCAAGGTGCATGATATTTTGTCCATTGTCCCATGTCATGTCTAAAACTTGATTTAACAAAATTACCTTCACCAACTTTTTCATAAGGCTTAAACATTTTACCCATAGCTTTATTAAGCAATCTATAGTCAAGTAACGGTGCAATGTTATCTTGCATTTCATCAAACAATGAAGCTGTCATAGTAGTTATTAGTTCACCTTTATCATTAACAGCATTACCTAGTTCATCTATATCATAACCTTTATAGTTAGAACCTAAGTTAGGAAGTATTTTATTATTTTTACCTGTAGCATATATTTTCATTTTATCTTGTCCAGAAAACATTTCTTGTGCTGCTTCTGCAACATATGTCCAGTTACCACCTCTAGCTTTAACAAGTTCTATGTCACGACTTGATTGTTTACTAGCAAATTGTCTAATAGCTGTTTTATCACCAGGGTCTATATCTAAAAAGTTATTTAATATCTTTGAAGCTTCACCTGGGTCATAACCATTAATTTGTAAATGTGAACCAAGTTGTCTGTAACCTACTTCAATGTTATTAAGAGGTATACCCATTTCAGGAATTACACCTAATGTTTTTCTAAACCAAGGATTGTAGCTAGCATTGAAGTTAGAACTAAAACCTAAGTATCTTTCGAATGCAGGTAACTCTATACCCTCTGCTAATTGTTCTGTATAACTCATAACACCTTGGTCTGCTTTACGTGCAAGATAAGTTTTNCCTACACTATCCATAGTGTCTACTACTTCATCAACAGANTCTTCTACTCTAAGTAAACGTGTAGCTTTATAACGTGTAAGTGTAGGTATTACATTTNTAGCTGTTCTAGATTTTTCTCCAGCCCAACTACCAAATGTTCTAAAAGCAGCATTAGGATTAATACCAGTTTTTTGTAATACTCTATTAGTTACTAATGAACCTGTCTTAGGTAAAACTCTACCAGGCAATGTATAAGGTACAGATTGTCCAGCTTTGTTAGTAATTTGAAATCCTGACTTACCAATCATTTGACTGTATAAATCTTGTATTTTTAACCAGTCATCTTCTTTTGTAATAGCTTGTTGTATTTCTCCAGGTAAGTTTCTAGTTATAGGATTTGTTTGTATATAAGATAATTGGTCTGCTCCTGTATCGGCAAGTGTTTTAAAAAATGCAACATTAGTAGGTTGATTAAGTATTTCATCTTGTGTTGTTTGAAAAAATCTAGGTACTCTACCAAACAATGTATTTTCTTTTTTAAGTTTCTTTAAAGCTTTTCTTGTAGATGTAAAATCTTTGCGAAATTCTTTATCTTTAATAAATCTACCACTATTGTCTAAATATTTATTAATATCTCCTTTACCTGTTTGTCCATCAATTTCATCACCAACAGTTCTAAGTATCTCATCAGCCTGCGCTCTAGGAGATATCTTAACTGTTTTACCTGACTTAACTAGCTTACCATTGTCAAACAAGTCAAATGCTTTGTTTACACCACGTAAACCTTTGTTTAAGTTTTTTACACCTCTAATACCTTTACCAGCAAATACTTCAGGACCTATCTGATAAAATGCATCAAGACCACCAGATAACAAATCAAACGCTCTTGAGCCTGGTTCATAAAATTCTGATGCTGTTATCTTACCTGGTGAGTATTCAAGCAATATATCTTTGTTTGCCCATTCAGGTCTATAGAAATCTTGTTCATCTTGTCCAGCCCAGAAATACTTTTGATTACGTCTACCTGCATAGAAGTTAACTTTGTTAGGGTTGTATGCAGATGTGTAATGTATTTCACCATTTTCATCATATTCTTTTAATGGTTCACCTATATTCTTATATATAAAAGCTCTAGCAGTTTCTGGTGTCATACCATAATTTTCTGTTAAGTCTTTATAGTAAGGTGTGTTTTCTGCTTTAACAGACTCTATAGATATTTTTGTAGCTCTATCAAAGTTAAGTGGTTTACCTTGTACTACATTTCTCCACATGTTAGCTAGAACTGGTTCACCACCCATATCGTGAGCTTCTTGTAACATATCTATGTGTTTCTTTATGTTATCTACACCGTCACCATCTTTACCTAAATTCTCTACAGAAGTTTGACTTAGGTCTATTTGCAACATACTCTGTGCTTTTTGTGGTGTATAACCTTTTGCAAGTAAATTATCGTATTGTTTTAAATCTCTTAGGTATGCTTGTGACCTACCTACTACCATAGGTTGTCCTGGAGTAACAGCGTTAACTACAGAAGATAACACTGACCATTTACCAGAAGGCCCTACAGTTTGAAATAATGCATCTAAAGCAGCAAATGCCCATACACCGTATTGAACATCACCTGGTTTAGCTCCACCTGGCATTAGACCACCTGTTAACAAATCACCTATAGACATCTTCATATTGTTTTCAGTATGCTCATAGCGATACTTTTCTTGTAATTCATTCCATAAACCTGCTGTAGCTTTAACTTTGTTATTAGAAATATCTTGTGCTATTTCTTTTACAGCTGCATAATCTGGTGGTACACCAGCAATAGCTAGACCAGCAGATACATCAGCAGGTAACTCAGGGAATCTTTCTGCATATGTTTCTATATCTTTAGAAATTTGTTGGTTATTAGTAAATGCAGATTTATATTGTCCTGATTGTAATGAGTCTTGATTAGCGCCACGAAGTATATCGTAATATTCATTACGGTCATATAGAATGAAACCCATTAACCCTGCCTATTATTAATTATTTCCAATATAACAGGTGACGGATTAACTTCGTATAGAGCTTGTAAAATTGTATCTGTGTTGTCTTGTATCTTCATTGGACCAGTACCTGCTCCTATAGGTACACCTTGAGTACCTGGTTCTCCAGGTCGTTCAGTTGGTGCAAAAATATTAGGTGCAGTCATAGGTTGATTAGCTACTGGTAGTGGAGCTGCTTGTTGTTGCTGTATTAAATCTTGTTGTTCTCCATATCCAACATCAGGCATTCTTCTTAAAGGTTGTGTTTTACTACCTGCACCACCATCGGTTCGATTTCTATTAGGTGTAGCTACTGGAGCTGGTTTTGCTGGTTGTCTATAACCACCTCTACCGCTAGTTCTACTCTTCGCCATGATTAATGTCCTTAGTTATTAATATAATAATTCCTTTAGTGGGTGTAATAATTTCTATTATGTTTTCAGATAATATATCCATTTCGTCCATAACACCGTATTCGTTATAAACCATGTCCCAAAACTCTGTTTCTACAAATTCATCCATATTACATTCCAAATGCTTGTGCCATAGTTGGCGGTCCACCTTGTCCTCCCATCGCTTGTGCCATCTGTTGTTGTATTAAAGCTTCTTGTTCAGGTGACATCTGTGGTTCTTCAGGAGTATAGAACTGTTTCATAATTTCAGTAACTTCATTCGGATACTCATAAATAGCAATAGCTGCCATTGTTGCTGCAGGGTCACCTTGTGATGACCTAGCTAGTATTGAATCAAACAAAACACTTTCTGCTTTATTTTTTCTAATACGTTCTTGTACTTTAGCTATGTTATCTAGACCATCAATATTATCTTGTAAAGTTTCTACGTCTATAACACCTGCTTGTAGTAATTGCAAACCAGTTACAATCTTTTGTGGTTCGTCAAATCCAGCCATAACACCATAGATACGTCTGGTATTGTAATCTCCAGCAATATCAGCTAGTGGTTTATAGTTTTCACTAAATGCAGAACCTTTAAGAAAACCTGCCATAGGTTTCTTTGTTATGCCTTGTGAGTAAGATAAGACTACATCAAGCTCTAATCTTTTAGTATCCATATCTTCTAATGCTTGTTTAACTATTTCTCTATATTCATTAATCATTAATGACATAGTGGAGTTTAGTTCTGATAATCCTGCACCAGTAACAAAAGAGTTAGGTGACTGTGAGTCATCAGTAACTGGATATCCACCAACCATACGTAACTGTCGTTCTAATCTATCTACTTGTTGGAACAACTGATACGGCATGTTGTTCATTGGTTTAGAAACTTGTGTACCTGGAGCTAGATAATTTACCGCAAATCTACCTTTTCTGTATTGTCCGGATTCTATCTCTCCTGATATATTAGTTTCTGTAAATACTGCATCTTCCATGGCTATAGAAGACATAATATTAATTTTTGCCATCATAGACATTAAACCAATTACATGGTCATACTGTCCTTTTAGATGGTCAAAAGATATACGTTTCATAAACACAAACGGTGGTGTGGATAATACGTTTGGTATAAAATCAAGAATCATATTACGTTCTGGGAAAACTACATAAGTACCACCCATGTCATAGTATTCAATAATTCTTACACCAGAGTATGTATTATCTTCCCAACCTTGTTCTCTGTTATTTTCATAAGACATAAATGGTGTAGATGTTTCTGAATAATTATTATCACCTGTATCGTCTTCATCTTGTTTTAAAATTTCATCAGCAAACTCTGGATATATTTGTGCAAGCTTGTATCTAGGTACACGTCTTACTACAGCCATTTCTCTTGGTTGTTGGTCAGGTCCAAAGTTTCCTGGGAATGTATCGTATGGGTCTCTAAGTTCTGCTGATGGATAAATAAATCCATTGCTATCTCTTTTAGTTGATATAACCCAAGCACAGAAACCATATCCAGGTAACCACCTAGATGCTTGTGCTAATTGTAAATTAAGATTTTGTTTATCATCATAGTTAGTAACAATACGTTCTAGTTTGTCAGCACGTAATTTACTTCTAGTTGAATCATTATCGTTAGGTACATCTACTCGTACTTGAGGTATACCTGAAATTTTTTGTGCAAGTCGGTCAATACCAGACTGCAACATATTAGGAGCTGGTAATAAGTCAGCATCAGAGGTTTCCATTGTGTTACCTAATAATGCTTTAATACCATCTGCACCACCATTTAAAATAGCTTTTATTCTAGCTTTAGAAACTTGTCGTTCTTGTACTAACTTTCCTGAAGTTAACTCAGAAGCATTTCTAACAATCTCTTTATAAGATTTAATGTCTAAATTTTCTATCCCCATGGTGCATCATTCATATCAGTCATCTTGTATTCTCCATAACTAGGATTGTAATCTAATCCTATGTCAGCAGCATGCTCTTTTTGCATACGTCTAAAAACTTTCATCGGAAACCAACTAGCCATAACTATATCAGTTTTTTCCTTGTTTCGCTTAGAAACAGGTTTTCCATCAAAGTATAACAGTTGTTGTCTATATTTCTGTACCTTTGCATTAGATTCTCCATCACCAACAGGTAAGTGTATTTTTCTATTTTCAAATAAATCAGCCATTGCTCCTACACCATATAGTGGGTCATGTTTATTTTTACCTGTAAGATGTCCTTGTATAGTAATACCACTACGTAGTGTAAATTCTTTTATTCCTGCATCTTGTCTTATTGCAGATTGGAAACCGTTTTCTTCTACTATCCAATGTCTGCAATCATACCTGTGTAGCCAGTCAGCCATTTGGTCTAAGGCTGCTCTCACTCCCCCACCGCGTCTATTCTCTAAATCTATAAGATATAACTCAGCTCTGTATTGGTCTATTCCCCATAGTACAGAAGCTTGATAACCAGATGATGCAGGGTCAAGTCCAGCTACTAGATACAAGTTATTATATTTTTGTCCCATAACCATATCTGCACGCATACATTGGTCAACAATATTCATAGTAAATATTTGTGTACCTTCTACGTATGCTTGATTGTAATAAACCATTTCGAATGTTTGTCTACCACCAGTTGACTCAGCAGAATGTAATCGAGACATTAACCATTTGTAAGAACGTTTCTTAGCCCATAACATACATTCAATATGTTCTGCTTCATTGTGTTCTGGTATCTGACAATCTATTGCATGTGCTGTTTCTACAATTGTTGTAAAGTTATCTGATTCAAGTAAGTGATTATATAAATCATCAGGGTGTTGTCTTGACCCAATAACAATTACAGCTGTGTGTTCTTCTTTACGACTTGATAGGGTAGTAGTCCACCATTGTCTAGTAGATTCTCTTGCACCAGGTTGTTGTGTAGTTTGATGGTCCTCAATGTCATCAGCAATTATTATGTCACAGTCACGTGATAGAATCTTTCCACCCTTACCTACAGCTACCATTGTCGGTGACTTAATTCCTGCAACCGTACGAGTACCTACAGTAAATTGATTCTGTGACCAATTCTTACCAGAGCGGTTATCTGGCTTAAAAGATTTACCTGGTGGACAGTATGCCTCTCTTAGTTCTTCGTTCGTGTCAAGCACGTCTAGGACTGCGCTAAGGGCATTCTTAGCTATATCTTCGTTTCCACCTACCCACATAATACGTAGGTTTGGATTCTTGCATATCTGGTACACAGCAAA